CCTAAATTAGCGTCAGAGCTTCTCTGAAAGGCTGATATTACAAGTTCACCTTCATCTATTTGGAACTGTACAAGGCTAAGACATGGTGCTTGATTGGTTTCTGCACCAGTCTCGCCTAAGAACAACACATAATTTTTGCTGCTACGCTTTTCACGATTTATCTTCTCTATCAGCGGAGGCAATTTCTCCAGATATGTAGGATAACTATTGACAAGGATTGAACCACAATAATCCCACCAAGCAATACCTGCCTTACGATATTTCTCAATCTGCCTTTCACCTTGCATAAACAGTTGTAGCTCATCCTTTAGCTTCCTACGTGCTATGCCGTGAGTTTCGAAGATGTCGAGTAAGTCTGAAGGAGTAAGCGTTAGCTGTTCGTTCAACAGATACCTAATTTCCCCTTTCTTGTTACACTGCTGTTTTCCTGCATGAATAATCTGGTCTAAAATCTTGTAGTATTTGTTCATCGTTTTATCAGCATTAGAATAGCATTTAACCAGCATTCTTATACAGCATCATATCTGTATAAGTTGAGTTATAATTCATGCGAGCATTGAATTCCACCTTAGTACACTTCTCAAATGGATTACCGAGATGCTTATTTCGACCTATCCAGTCACAGAGTTCAAGTATAGACGACTTATTGCTTGTGAAGTAAACAAATGAATGTCCAGCAAGAACCGACAGTACATCGAGGTAATCTGCAAGTTTCCAATACATCTTATAAGTACCAACTTCAGTACTGAGGTAAGGAGGGTCAACCAGAAATACAACATTTGGAGTATCCTTATACTGATTAAAGACTTGTTTATAGTCTGCTGAAACAATTGTTAAACCATCCAAATAGCCATCACAAAGCGGATAATCAGTAGAGCGAATATTGTTATACAACGTCTCCTTGTTCATGTCGTCAATATTCAGACAATACTTCATCGAAAATAAGAGAGAAGACGATATCGTGATGAAGTCCAAATAACCATAACAATCTTGATGTTTAATTAAGCACTCAAAAATCTGTTTGCGTGCTTCTCCAATAATAGGCTTATGCTTAGGCAGCTCACGAACTATCTTTCTAAGCTCTGAGAGTAATTCATTAGTCTGTGACACGTGCTCCAGACGTAGCCTATATCCATCAAAATCATTATACACGACTTTAGAATGTGGCTTCTCGGACTTTGTAATATGCGACAGCAAGCCACTGCCTCCGAATAAATCAACAAACGTTGTTCCGTCTGGGAACTGTTCTAACACCTTCTTAAAATCTTTTGCGAACATCCGCTTTTGTCCAACGAATGGAAGCGGAGCAGAATAATATATTTTCTTCATAATGATGCAAAGGTCGTGAGTTTTTCTTTCACAAGCATAAACGTATATACAGCTTACACTGCAAACAAATTGCAGTCAGTTTGAAATCGCTTGATAAGGCCATATACTTTACGTTCACTTATAGCGTATTTTACGGCAAGTACTGCCACTATGTAAGACACTTTTTCATGATTTTCCAACATTTGTCTATATTCAGTATATAGATCTATATATTTTGCATCATTTAATCTAACTCCAGCAATATGGAGGTTTCTTAATAGTTCCCTGTTAATTTTTACAATCTCAATTATCTTCATATCTAATAAATTTCGTAAATTTGCAAAGCCAATCACTTTTATTATACAATAAAACGCCACAAGAGCGAGCGAGGATATTTGCCCCCGGTCGCGCTCTTGTGGCGTACATTGTTTAAAAGTGATTGGCGTTGCTTATTAACAAGGCTGGGGGCTTTTTTTATAAGTTACCCCAAAAGATTCTCAAATAAGGATTTCTGAAATAAAAACATTTATCCTATTTTCTGCACGCTTACATCATGCAACCATATAGGCGTATCTACATTAACATCGTTTGCTCGTGCTATACTGATTTTGTGCGAACCTGCCGACAGAGGAACTTCAAAGTATAACTCCGTCCAACCGCTCTCCACTGTAAGAGGGAAAGTCCACAAATCATCAATCATAATAAGAACCTCCCCCTTGTCATATTGATAGTTTTGCAAGCTCACTCCATCAGCCTTTACAAACTCGTTATATTCCGAACCGCTAAACCTCGTTGTCATTAACTTGAAGAAGTTTTGAGCAACAACACGAACGGCATAATTTGCACGCTCTGAAATGGTAAAGTTTCTTGTTGCTTTCTCCGCTCCTGTCAGCTTTAAGATAGATTTAACCGTGTTATACTTCGTATATAGGTTTAGTGCAGACGGTAGAGAAAACTTCGTTCCTCCACTGAACGGCTGTACGCTCGTATCTTCTAACACCTCTACACCGTACTTTCTACGTGAAAAAGTAAAGTCACGCATTTTTTTCTGTGCTCCCTTATATCTACATACAGGGCTTGACACGTTAAAGCTACCAGCACACTCTACAAGTACGGAAATCTTATCGCTACGCAAGCATCTTTCATCCGCAACATTGATAGTAGCAATTCCATCTTTATACTGAACCGTGTGCTGCAAGTATTCTGTCATAGTTGCGACATACACCTTAGACGGTTCAATGCTGCAAGCGAATGAAATCTCTGCGTTGCCTAACTTACTAATATTAAGAGTAAATTCAAGTAAAGCAAAATTGGAAAACTCGACAACCCCACCTGATAGCAGTTTTGCCAACTCGCTTTCTCTTGATAGAGTTTCAGCTGCGCCTTGTACATCGTACTCACTTGTTGGGTTTGTGGCTGTAACCTTGTCAAGATTATCACAACTAACCATTGTAACCTTTGGCGAAGAGCTTGTGCCATTCTGACCGCTTGAGATTGCATAGAATACCTTTGACCGTTCCTTTATGTTCTTAAAAAACAAATCAGTCACAGCACTCACATTCTTTGTCGGTCTTACCTTATACGCCTTTATAGCTTGCTTTATTGGCAATTTCTCAAAAAAGTCATAGTGAGCAGAATACACTGAAACTGCACGCCAACCCTTGTGACTTGTGTACCATTGCCCTGCGAAACTTTGACCCGGATACAACATTGGTCCAATTATGTTAACGGCATTCGCAATCTTTACATTTTCACGCTGTGCAAAGGCTTCGTAAAGTGGCTCATAGTTCCCCGTTTGTGGATTTTCTTCCTCTCCAATCAACATTTCAGCCCCTCTGCTCTCTGTTGCCGCTTTGGCTTCTAAAAGCTCATTATACCCAGCAATGCCAAGTGGCGAACCATTGGCGGTATTGCCGAACCAAACATAAGTATAAGGGAGATTCACCTTACTTATGCTTCGCGTACTTCTTAAATTAGAATTAGATTTAATATTATTAATACCTTGAATTCTCTGCGAGCCGCTTATACCGTCATTAATCACAGGCAAGTCGATAATATCGTTAAGTTTCTCTGTCCAACTAAACCCAACAGGATGACAGACACCCTCCGTGTAAGAGCTACCCTCCATTATAACTGCATCAGAGTTTGTTATGTCTAACACACCCGTATAATCATACTTACCTGCACCTAATATCTTTGCAAGTTCTTTTATAAACTCACCCTCTAAGCGCATTTTCCCTCTCACAACCCACTTGTCACCTTTGGCACCAGAAAGGCGCATATAAATCGCTTCCTTAGGAACAACGACACTTCCTGCTTGTGTTTGTGGCGCAACGCCTGATATAAACGTTTCATCTTTTGTAAAAAAAGCAATAGGGGTAATGTTGCTATGAGAAAAAAATCCGCTAAAGTTCAAAGTGTCATTTGGTAATACAGGTATTAAGTCACTGACTTTCCAACCTGTGTCACTAAGATTTAACACACCAAACGCCGATACATAACCGTACTCTGTTGTTTTATAATATTCAACAATGTTAGTAGTTATTTCTCGCATTGTAGCAACATTTGCAGCAACATTTGCAGCAACATTTGCAGCTTCACTTGCTGATGCGAGTTTCTCCTTGACTGTTACATTTTTTTCACCATCGATATATAACGTAACTAACGCAATTGAGCTATTTTGCTTGCAAAAGCGAATATACTCTGCACCTGCTGGAAAAGATGTTATTTCTCCACTAACACTCTGTAGATTACTTACGAACTTTTTTTCGCCATTGTAATATACAACACTTGATACCGATGCATGATTTGCTAACCCTGTGTAGTTTATCTTATTCACACAGTTCAAGCTAATGAAATCTGTATAAGTCCAACCAGCAGACCCTAATGATGCTACATTGCCATTAAGACCCAACCAACCTTTGTCTGTTGTTATCTCATACTTGCCCCCATTGAACACGTCTATAGTTCCATTAACCTTTTCCTTGCCGAAGATAGCATCTTCTTTTGCGATTTGATACACATCTTCCAGCGTTTTGCCATCATCTGTGGTTGCCTTGACATTCTTCAATGCTTTTGTTACCGCAGCCTGCGACATAACAGAGGTTGTACTATCACCAGCTTCCTGCGCAATAGAAAGAGTCGTTTCACCACTGACCTTTCCCATCAGCAGCCACCCTGGCTTCTGATAAGCATAAATATTTCCATTCTCAGAACTATCAGCGTGTGCATCGTCATAGATGCTTACCAGCTGACCATAGCGGAGAGTCTTGCCATTGGTTCCGACTGGGTCTGTATCAGCTTCCATAGCTGACTTAGACTGATAAACCTTTTTAATACCAAGTCCATCAGCAGACTGTTCCAATGAAGCTATGTATGCTAATGTATCCTCGTGCAGCTTACCCACCTCTTCAGGTGTGATGCTATCTACTTGACTTTTCTCTTTGAGTTCTTTTGCTCGCTTGAGCAAACTGTATATTGTATCCATTATTGCTTTTTATTTTGGAATGATGAAATATGTGTTAATAGGACAGTTAGCAGGGGATGGAAGACTGGATGGTCCCACGTTTCCTATGAGTTTTCCTTTCCCCGATAGCACTTGGATGTGAACAACCTGCTCCTGACCATTGTCTGAGCTTACTCCTACAACAATAGCACCAGAGACAATAGGTGGTACTGGCACTCGTGTCGTAGGGTATTCGAAGATTACTCCAGGACCATCAGTCCATTCTGACTTGTCACTTCGTACATCAACCTTTATAATAGTATAGTCAGATCTCACTTTAGATTGTATTTGTCCTGAGTAACCATTCTTCAGTACCCACGGCATATCCTTATATTCTGTTTCAGACAACTTAACAACTATTGATGGAGCTATAAGGTCAAAGAGCGTTTTCAATTCACTGACATTAAAGACACCTTCTGTCTTCTCAAATGTTAAGAAAGCCTCTGCTGTTTCTCTGCAGGCACGTTCCTGGCCATCCTCAAAAGTGCGTACATCAGAAGTAGATTTTCTAACACCAACATATAATGGATCATTCCAACTATGAGCAACCAGTGTAGTTTCCTTTATCTCATAAATGATTCCATCAAGCACCAACCAGTTCTTCTTAGTTTGAAAAGTAGTAGTCTTATCCCCTTCATTAAGTTTCTTCAACTCTCCTTGGAAGCGTTCAAGCAGAAAGGCTGACGTATTAGCACCAAGAGCCTGAAGAAGTGCAGACATCTGATTGGTTGGATTCTCCTGCAATGTTTTCAGATCATCGATGTAGAGGGGCTGCCCACCCTCACTAAAGAGCATCTTATTCATATTCGTATATTTCTATGCGGAAAGAGCGTCCCGCAGGTTTATAATGATTCAATAGGTTTAATATAGTTGTCAGATTCTGCCCTCCATACTTGTCTTCTGCAGCATCTATTGATGTACATAGGAATGACGGTACATAGACAATGAAAGAAGGCTGCTTAGGGACATCGTCATACGCTCTGACATACAGTGGAGGATTACCACTCACATAAACAGGAGTCAGACCTTCACTCATGAAATGTAAAACTGTCTGTACTCTCTGATCAGCAGAGACGATGTAAATTTGATGCTCTGAAAGAAAGAAGGCATCATTTAGAATCTTTTCTATATACTGAACACCTGCCGTTATGTTTAAGCGATTCAACACGTGAGAACGGTAACTATAAAACCGGTTATACAAATCCCTTATTCCACGCAGCATCGCTTTGAGTAGTGCTACGAGCACCTTGCTTCTCAATATTGGAGGCAACAACTGAAAGCCAAGTTTGATGATATCTAACTTATACCACATAGCTCAATGTATTTCTTAAGTTTACAGTAACAAAGCTTCCGCCAACAGCGGTGTAATTATTACCACTGATTTCTTTATATACAGTTCCATCCGTGCTGTACTTACAGATATGCAGTTCTACGTCCTGCACACCTTCCACATTCTGTATCGCATCGACCAATTTCGTCTTGTTGAAAGTACCGCCATAGATAATCTTTCTGACATAGGTGTTCACAGCATCCTCTACAGCATAACTGCCGTCTGCTATTCTTACACCTGTTCTGTCAATCACCAATGGGTCGACGTGTATAGTTGCATTGATACTTATTCTATCTGCAGGCAACGAGCGAACAGAGAGCACAACACCTGCTATTTTAACGCGGTTCAAATACTGTTTGAACGCTGTTAGAACATCATCTGAAAGAACAGTAGGTTGCCCACCTGTTTCACCTGAAGCAAGTATTTCTATGGATGTTCCTCTGTCACGTACAGCAACATACTTGACGACTCGCTTCTTCTCAGATACCTGTTCATAGCCATATTGCTGTGTCGCCTCATTGAAGACCAAAGCATCACCATACTGAAACTCTTTTGCGATTTTATAGTACCAAGGTACACTTGCTACTACAGCACGACTGATTTTATCGTCTACATCCGCCTTGAACTGGTCGAACAGAACCTCCAGTACATGGCTACAGGCAGCCACGATGTAAAACAGAATATTCTCGATACTAACCACAGAGAAACTATCATCAAAGGTATCGTTCTCCGATAGTCTGTATCGTTCTCTTACTGTACCATCCGCCATAAAGGCATTTGTCATTGTTTGTTTTATCTCTGCTATACTACGAGCCATATTTTGTTTACTTTAATTGAACTGTGGCGAGAACTCACCACTGAATACCCTTAACTTGACATCCGTCATACCTCTCTCTGTCGCTGGAGATACATCATTAGCCTTGCAATACTGTTGTATTAATCGGTTAAAGCTTACGTCAGGAAGTTGCAATCTGCTTCCAGCCTCTAACGTATCAGTCATACCAATAGCGTTAGCAGCAGCCAGAGCTGGCAATGCTTCCAGCGAGCCATACTCCTGTATAGCTATGTCGGCCAAGGTCTGACCATCTTTTACTTCAACTTCCATCTTATTACGAAATAAAGAGCTAACATCACAAGGACACCGAATGCAATAAATCCTGTTTCCATTGCACGCTTTTCAATCCAGCTCAAATTCTTTTCCCTGTAAACTATCTTTGGTTTCTCTTTATATTGTTTATGATCCTTATCGTGTATCGTTATGCGGATTGTGTCATGCACCGTTGTAAGACCTTCTACCTTCGCTCCTGGCAGACTTTCTAATATGTGTGTGAGGATACCGTTATGTATTCTTGCCGTTGAGCGATATAAGGCATTCTCCAAGACAGAGACAGAGTCTTTCGTTGCTCGCTCTTGATGATACTCTGGTAACAGCAGTGATACTGGCGCAAGACGTTCCGTAACCCTTATAGTATCGTGACTGACAACGTGCAGGGTATCGGTGCTTACACTCTCTACAGGTACATAGACCTTATGAGAGCAAGCTGAGAAAAGGAAAGCAGTAAAGATAACTGCTAATAATACATTTAATGTTTTCATATCGTTGTTGTTAGATGTTTGCGTATTCAGCCTTTGCATCGAAACAAGGGCAAGCCTTGATATATTCGTTAGAGGTAATTCTACCATCGTGGTTCAAGTCTGGCGAGAAGTCACGATGTCCCTGAATAACTGCCGTAGGGTACTTATTATGCAATAGTTTCAACAGCGAGCGCAGACTTTGCTTCTGTTCCTCTGTGCGATTGTCAATAGGTTTACCATTAATATCAATACCGCCAATATAAGCGACATTGATAGAAACTGAATTAAAGCCCTTTACGCCATTACTCACCTTCTCCTCTTCGAGCAGCTGGGTAATCTTGCCGTCTGGCGACACCACGTAATGGTAGCCGGGGTTAACCCATCCTTTACGTTTGAACTCTTGCTTCAAGCCCTCAATCGTCTGTGACTGATGACTTGCAGTGCAGTGTATTGCAATATATTTAATCGTTCTCATTCTTCCTCCTTTCCGTTCTTGGAGTTGACAACTCGGTCGATGTAATTTCTCACATCTCCCCATTTACTCTGAATGTAGATACCCACACCGAAGATTGAGCCGGCATAGACCAAAGTCTGCGACACATACCACAGCACGCTGTCTTTAACATCGCCCCCATTAAAGAAGAAACTCAGAAAAGCCATTGCCACACCACTTGCAAGCAGAAATATGGCTGAGCCGTATTGTATCCATTCCTTCGTGTTTCTTTGCATATTGCTTAAGTTTAATATTGTGCATCTATTTCGATGCTTTTGGTTGTTATTTTTATATTAGTCACAGTTTGTCTGTCCATCTCCAGCTGCTCTCTGATGAGCGTTCTCCAATAGATAGGATCATTGTCAAGCAGCATATCACTGATGCCACAGCCAGTCATCGGTCGTTCTTTCAACTCTCCCTTATGTAAGTGAAGAATCAAAGCCTGATTCTGATGCAGCGTGTCAGCGACAATAAGACCAGAAATAATCTTTCCGTCTGGTCCTCGATGTGGTTGTATAACCGCTTCATAGTCTATCAATGTAATACCTTTCATATCAATGTTTGATAGTTACGTCTTCATAATCAGTTTTCTTAAACTCCTGTGCCTTAGTCAGAGGTGGACCAGTTGGTCCATGGGTTCCTTGGTGTGTATGGCTATTGACAGCTTTAACCAGTTCATTAAGTCTCTTGGTTAAATCCTCAATATTAACCAGTCCTCCAAGCTTACCTCCATTTATCGTTATAGATTCAACATGATCCACAGCTAAGACGACAAGGCTTGAATAGTCTCCTGACAGACTTCCAATGATAACTGCAGTACCGACTTTAGGAACTATCAGCATCTCTCCATTATCATCTGTTTCAGATGCACGAAGGCGAACATCTGGTACAAGAAGGCTTCCTATTTCCACATCACAAGTACGACCGCTTACGCTCTTAACGATACCTTGTAGTACAGTCATCTCTTGCTGTGGTGCTACACCTCGCAACCTTTCTCTTAATTCCTTATATTGATCCATATCCTTAGCTTAATCTGAATCCAAGTTCTATTTTTCGTTTACCACCGTCTCTACTGAAAGTTGTTGTTACTGCTCTTACAAAGTAGCAGCCATCCTTACGTGGATAATCTGCATCATAAAGCCACGCCATATCGCCAGGAACACATTCAGGTATGAGCCACGTCGTGATACTTCCGTCATAGCCGTCGAAACTACGACGTTTAACTTCAAGTTCGCCACGAAGTTTCATACTTGCAGCATCAGAAGTAGGACATTTTATTTCTACCTTCTCACCACCAGTAGCTCCGACCTCTACCTCTTTTACTGTTCCGTCAGGAAGAAGAGCTTTAACCACTACACGAACCTTGCGATCAGCTGCTTGTCGATAGGTCAGATTAACCGCCTCCACATTCAGCGCAAAGTTATAAAAGCGGTTCACCCCGACAACCTCACCTGGGGGATGCACGTGTAAAACACCATTAGAAAGGTATATATCTGCACCACATTCCTCCTGCACCTTCTTAAGCACATCATATCCAGTAGCATTGTGAATGACAAACTTAGCATAGGTCCAGCTGTAAGAGCATTGAATAGAGTAGTTCTTCCCAATTCCCTGCACCACCTTCTTAAGAAGATCAGCAAGTGAAACTTTCTTCAGTACTTCGTTTTTGAGTTCCTTACGAAAGGTGTACAAATCATCCTCACAAGTCAGCTTAATATTGCCACCATCTGTACTGATTTGTTGCAGCCAGCCAGTGAACTCCTCCTTTAAGCCTTCCTCCTTATACCCAAAGCGAATTATAACCTTATCACCTCTGTGAAGTTTATCTTCAACATCCAAGGCTACATTATACTGCGCACCTGGTAATGTTATAGTTGCCGTATCAGCAAGTAGTTCGACACTTCGATGCACCTCAACACTGTCAAGCATTCCAACGTGCCAGCCTCCTATCTCTATGTCGTAAGCCATTGTGTACATAAGCCTATCGTTTTAAGTCCTGCTGATTTAAGAGAAGTTTATATATGTCATCACTATATGCCTTTAGCGAATAGTTCTGATTAGAAGAGCCACTTGTGAAAGGAATCTCCCAGCTTTCAATTACGAGATGCGATATACCGAATATTTCCAGTAAAGGGTTTAACGCAGTCACTCGTCCAGCTTCACAGAATGAGCGTAAACGGCTTACGTCTTCCTCAGGATATTTACCATTTTCACCGATAAGGATACCTTCTATACTGATAGTATAATCATCTTGTGACCACCGCTCCTTAATGCTTCCTTTTACAGCACCTTTGTTGACGTGTCGCCGCACGATGATATTCTGACCTTGCAGACTAATCATCGGCTCAATTGGCAAAAGCCATTCTTGAGCACCACTTTCTTCAAGACGTAGACGAAGAGGTAGTTGCATTGGTATACCAAGTGCATTAGTGCGAACAGTATCTTCCAACTCCTCATCACTCATTGACTTGATTTCATTATATTCCTCTTCGTCCACCTCTCTGAGCTTATTCACATTGAACAGCCAGTAAGGAGGAATCTTGTTGCCTGTGACTCTCAGAGCAACGTTTTCGAGTGCAAATCTTGCTACCTTGTTCATCTGTCTGTACTTGCTGCTATAGCTAACGCTCGGTTCATACTTTGCAGAATAGTTCGCTCAAGTTCCGCAGTGTCAGTCTTATCGTTCATATAAACATTGATATTATCGAAGAATTTTCCGATGTGCATAGTGATGGAAGTGTTGCGAGTGCCACCAGTAGCAAGTTCCTCGGCTGACTTGCGACCACCTTTCTTACCACCCTTTTTACCTTTATTTCCCTTCTTGCCTTTGCTTTCACCTTCTCCAAAAACGACAGCACCTGTGCTACCACTTAATCCAGGGGTACTTATCTTATTCTCTTTCTTAGCAGAAGATGTCTTTTTGTCCTTCTGCTGTTCTTGTCGAAGGTGTGTCTGAAAATTCCCTCCAACACCACTCACAAGCTGTTTGGTTCCATTGATAGCCTTGGCAGTACTCTCAACTCCAGACAACTTCTTAAATCCTTCCATCGCAGAGGCTGCTGCTCCTTGAAAGTCTCCAGAGAATAGTTTCTTTAAGGCTTCACCAAGCTTGCCAAGTCCTGCAAGCATCTCGTTGAAGCGATTGATGATATAGTCTTTGATGATATTACCAAACCCCTTTAATGTATCCCACATTGTCAGAATAAAAGCACGAAATCCAGCAAACTTATTCCAACAATAGACAACTGCTGCGACTAAAGCAGCGATACCTATGATAATAAGTCCGATAGGGTTTGCGTCCATCGCAGCATTGAGCAACCATTGAACGCCAGTCCATATCCTCGTTACAGTTGTCACAACACCGATAGCAGCTGCATAAGCTGACATCGCTATTGCCTGTGCATTAAAGACTATTGCAGCAACACCAATGACAGACGACAGAGCCAATATCTCCATCTTAAACCGTGATACAAATCCTATAACACTCTCTATCACATTGATAACTTTTGCTATTGCTTCAGCAATAACAGGAACTATACCTATAAAGAGATCAAGAGCTTGAGATACGTAAGGTTGAATCTTGTTATAAATATCAACGGCTAATTGAATAAACGTGTCTTGTAGCGTAGCAAATTTACCTGCGACTGTCTGAGACTGCTTATCCATCATACTGAAAAACTTTCCACCTTCTCCAGAAGCGTGTTGAATTGCCTGCACAACATTTTCAAAGGTGATTTGCCCCTTCGACATTCTATCTTGTAACTTTGCATAAGATTCACCTGTCATCTTTGCAAGTTCCTGAAGCGGATTAAATCCAGCATTGATAAACTGCAGGTTATCCTGTCCAGCTAACTTACCAGCTGCTGACACCTGACCAAGCACTAATGACAAACTTTGCAGAGCTTGCTTATTTCCTCCAGAGATATCTCCTAACTGTTTAAGAAGTGGTAGAACTTTTCCTGTCTCCACTCCGAAGTTAAGCATAGTCTTCGCATTCTCAGTCAAGTCTAACTTACCAAAAGGTGATTCAGCTGCAAACTTAGCAATTTCAGAAAGCATTCCCTTAGCTTTTGTCTCACTTCCTACTAAGGTTGTAAAGGCAACGGCTGTTTGTTCTGCTTCTGCACCTATCTTAGTAATAGCACCAACAGCACCAGCAACAAGGGCATAAGGGTTGGTAAGGAGTTCCATTCCAGGAATGGACATCAGCGAACTCTTGAGTGTCGAAAAAGAAAAAGCCTCACGCAGGCGTGCACCTGTAGTACGTGCCTTACGTGATATATCGTCCAGCTGAGTGGATGTCTGACGAGCAACCGTCAGAACATTACCACTATCTGCTTGTAGTTTGATTAAAAACTTAAGTACGCTGTCCATTAGAGTCTTTTTCTATTTTCCTAATCTCTTTGAGTGCGCTGAGTGTTGATGCCCATTTCTCGTCTGGCAGGAGTTCAGGGTCAATGCTTAGATAGTAGCGCAGCATTGTATCTATGAAGATAATATCCTGGGCGTTGTCAAAGTCATCAACCCCGGCCTCCTCTAAAGTTTTTTTATCTCAGCCTCCTTTACCTTCAAGACCTCATCCATCTTGGCAACTACTGCCATGAAGAGTTCATCATCGGTTTTGATTTCCTCATCACCAGCAACCCAGAGCTGCTTCAACATAACTTCGCTCATCTTGATAGGGTCTTTGATTACGCTGGCATAGCTCAGGTCTTGGCGTGTAGGCTTATGCAACACACAAGACTTTCCCTCTACGCTGATTTCAAACAAATCACCGTGCGTGGCTTTCCACTTATTGATATCTTCTTTTGAATAATTCATATCTTCGATATTTGATTGTTAATAACTCTTCTGGTCAATGTAGATGAATGGCAGAGCCTTTTCTTGGAACTTGTCACCTTGCTTCCATTCTGTCTGATCTTCTGTCAACTCCACTCCTTTGAGAATGTCTGTTGTGATAGGATCACCGTTTTCAGGATTTCCGTAAGCCACAACGATATCAAAGCTCATATTGAGGATATTGCCATTAGCAGCACTCTTCAAAGCTTGGTACTCACTCTGCAGTAATGTCAGTTCACCACTGTAATCTATATTGCCATGCTGAATACCGTGAGGCTTGTTGCCTTTGGCATACAGCAGTTCTTTCTCTTGCTTCGAGCCATATTTCACGCCTCGAAGTCCAGTTACAGGCCTACCTGCAACAACTACGGTCACATCTGACCAGCCGTATTCTTTAGTATTTACCATGTCTATACTGTTGTTACTTGGAAACCAAGGTTGACATCAACATAGCGTGCATAACCGAATGGACGAACCTTCAATGTCATTTCAACCTTTGAAGTCGCAACCACATTCTGTTTTGGATCTATGTAACAAGAACAACCTTCGCCATTATTACCGGCACTCAACTCTCCAGCAGCGGTCATAGAACGATTAATAGCGTTCTCTACAGTCTGCTGGCAGCTTGTAATAACCCCTGTCTGCATTGTGCCGTCAGAATTGATTTCCAACTCATCCAGCATCATATCCAACAGTGTGTTATAGGCAATACGATAAGCCTTATCAATGACACGACGGTTTGACAGATGAGCATAATCATCAGTCTCGACACAAGCCAATCGGTCGTCAGCAAAGAAGTAACCACTGCGCCCAACATACTTTCGTGCCGTGATATAGCCCTTATCATGGATAGAAGAGATAACTTCACTATCCTCTTCTACCTTCTTTTTGCCTACATAGAGTAGAGTTGTTTTCAATGCTCCGTTCTTGACACGACCAATATTACGCTGTACAGGAAGGCTTGCTAAGCGACCTGCTAAAGTTCCAACACATGCACCCTGTGAGTCAACTTCCGTGTCACCCAACAGAACACCGACACGATTGTACGTTTCGTTGCTAAGGTCTTTCAGCGTTGTACCTGTATAGCCACGTCCTTCCAAGATGAAGAACAATGGAGCATATAGGTCTGTTGTAGACCATTCAGCCATTTGTTGTGCCTTTGCTAATGCGGTGAACACGTCTGCATCCAAGCCATCTGTAGCAGAAACTTTTGTTGCATTGTCACGTGCTACGAAGACACCACGCAATATACCATTCTGACTAACAATAAGCTTCTTTACTGCTCCAGTCTGGCGGTCGCAGAGTTCCGTCATACTCTTAGCCTTGTCAACTCCGAAGATTACCAGCTTTGTACCATTCTCCGCTTCAGTGTAGAAGTCTGAGATATGCTTGTAAAGTCTGGCGTTATTAGCTGCAGTGATACCGAGTGCCGTCAGACTGTCCATACTCTGAATAGTGTAAGCACGTTCCAGAGCAAACGAGTCATTGACAGCAGTCGCACTACATACCAAGGCGAACAGGCCGTCGGGACTTTCCCCGACGGTGCCCAGTAGGCCATTCATGTATCTGATTCTAATTCTCGGTAACATGACTCAAAAGTTAAGCGGTTAAAGATTCTGCGAGAAGGTAGACACCCTTCTTGTCGTAGCGACGAACGCAACCACCGGTACGTAGCAAGAAAGAGTAGATGTCACCATAGTACAGTGGATTATCAGTTGAGTCAAACATCTTGACCTCACCCATAGCACGGCTAACAGAATTCTCGTGCCAAGCAAGAGCAGCTGCAAGTTCATCTGCGGCACCTTGGTTATCCCAGCCAAGAACCTTCTTTGTGCCGTTATTAAGGCGAAGAACTCGACTTCTCTTCATGATGTTGAAGCCATAGAGATTTCCAAGGATACCCTTCTGCTGGTCAGCAGAGTTAAGGAACATAAACTGGTCCTTTTCTGCAAGGTCTGCTAACAAGTCAGCATACATAAACGCATCAAGCAAGAGGTAACGTCCCTGCTCTGGAACATTGTCTGCATCCATAGCAGTCATAAGCTTACGAACATCTGCCTTACAGATAGACTTACGCATACCTGTAGCAACAGACGATGTATGAGCTGTAGTTTTGCTTGTACCTGACGTACTAATGATGTTTTTAGTATCGACACCCTGACCCCAACGATCAAGCAAATTGAGATGAGCAGCCTCCTGCAACTGAGCGCGGTCATTGCTCAAGATAGAGTTACGCTTGTTATAGCTAAGCTCTACCATGTCGATATTTGGAATGTACACTGGGTCAGTTGTCAGCTCGTCCATATCGTACTCAAGATCGTTGTCAGTACGTTGCTTGCTTGTAGCAGGCTTCTGAGTGCGGTTTCTCTCTACGTTTGAAGGAGCACCAGCGTTAGGAATGTGTACCTTGCGATTCTCAACAAACACTGAGTCGTCAACACTCTTAGAAGCAAAGGAATTGTCAGGATAGAAGTTCTCAACAATGTCTGACTGCCAGATTTCTTTGTTTAATGCCATAGTTTCTTATCTTTTAAATTTGTATTGTATTTCTTACTCACGGTAGTCTACACCGAACTTCTCCTTGAACTTGGCTGCAAAAAGGTCCTTGTTCTGACTCTTCAAGTCACCAAGACGTCCTGCTTTGTCAAGTTCGTCCCAAGTTTTATTGGTGAAACTGTCGCTACCAGTACCATCTGGATTGATGTACGAAGCAGCACGAGGCTTAGGCATCTGCTTGATGCTGTTCAAGAGTTCTTCTGTAGTAGTACGGTCTACCGCCATAAGCTTAACATAGTGTGCCTTCTGTTCTGCGGTAATACGACCTTCGCTAATCGCCTGATCAATGATAGCCTCTTGTTCCTTTGCTTCAGATAACTGAAGTTGCTGTTTGTACTCAGCATTGGCTGTTTCAAGTGCATCCACCTTAGTAGCCTTGTTTGCCAACTCTCTGACTTTGTTCACGATTGCAGCCTCATCATTGATATTGCTAAATGATGGGATGCTCTTTAATTGGTCTATTAATGCCATGTTTTGATAGTTTTTTGGTTGATTAGTCAACCTGTTATTGAAATATTGATATATCTCTTCATGAGTTTTAGGTGCTGGTTCTCCATCATCCTGCATATCGTACACCCCATCTGCAAGTTTCATCTCAACAGCTTCTTGTGCACTTATCCAGTGGTCAACCTCGTCAAAAAACTTTGCTAACACATCTTCTGTGCTCATTCCACAGCGTGCAGCAATCATAGCTGCAAGGTTATGTTCCAGTTCCTCCATTACTGTAGCCATTCTGCGCAGGTCTGAAGCATTGCCACACGTACCTCCACTTACGCTATGAAGCATAAGCTTAGCGTACGGACTCATGTAGAGTGGTTTACCACAGAGGGCAATAATAGCGGCAATGCTGGCAGCAACACCATCAACATATATATTAATGTCTGCCGTTGAAGTGCGAAGAGCATTGTAAATGGCTATTCCGCTAAAAACATCACCTCCATTGCTATTGATGCGTACATCAATCTTATCATACTGACTTTGCAAGGCAAGTAGTTCACTGACCACTCGTCCGCTGTCTACAGACTGACCATTACCGACCTCTCCATATAAGAGGATAGCTACAGTTCCATTACCAGGTATAATGTTGAAAAAGTTTGAACTCATTATTTCAATTTTTGATGCAAATATCATGTTTTTTCTGGGAGTAACAAAATCGTAAATTCATAGTGCAAACCGCTGATTTTATGGTGCAAACAGACAACGTTGTTACAAATAATGGATTTCAAAAAGTCCATAAAATATAAGATATTTGCAAAAGATTTAGGCAATATGACAAAGACGAATATAGACAAAAAAGGTATTGCAAAGTCTCTCTATATGGAGGGAAGTTGCACACAAGAGGAGATAGCTGCAAAAGTCGGAACGACAAGGCAGACTGTCTCTCGCTGGGTACGTGAAGGAGGTTGGGAGGAGCTGAAAGCTTCATTTACAATTACACCTGATCAGATTATAGCACAGTTCCAGCGACAGATTGTTGAAATCAACAACAATATTCAAAATCGTGAAGAAGGTAAGAGGTTTGCTACAGCTCAGGAGGCAGACGCGCTTGCTAAGCTCGCTGGTGCTGTCAAAAAGTTAGAAAATGATGTTGGTGTTGCTGACTGCATCAGTGTTGCTATGCGCTTTCTCTCCTGGTTACGTCCTCTTGATATTGATGCAGCTAAGCAGTTTAACAACCTCTTTGATGCGTTCATCAAGGACCAAATGGCAAAAGCAAAATGACACAGGAAGAAAGACTTGCATTAAGGAACTGGGAAGAGTTCCATAAATCATTCATCTCTGACATGCCTGTTGAGAATGGGCTGTCAAGACGTGACATTGAACGCAGACGAAAGGAACTGGAACAAGACCCTATTAAATGGATTCAGTATTTCTTTCCCAAGTATGCTAAATATGAATTTGCACCTTTTCACGTACGTGCTATTCGTCGTATTATTGAACACGATGAATGGTACGAAGTGCTTTCGTGGAGTCGTGAGCTGGCAAAGTCTACTGTATCTATGTTTGTCTTGATGTATCTTGCGCTCACTGGGCGTAAGAAGTTCATCGTGTTAGCTTCAGCAACTATAACTTCAGCAACACGTTTACTTACACCTTTCAGACTTAATTTTGAGAACAACCCACGTATTAAGCAATTTTATGGCATTCAACAGCTTGTAGGGCAATGGACAGAAACAGACTTCACATGTCGCTGTGGTGCTAAGTTTGTTGCACTTGGTGCTGGTAGTGCTCCACGTGGTGCAAGAAACGAAGCTGTACGACCTGACGTCATCTATCTTGATGACTATGACACAGATGAGGACTGCCGCAACCCTGAAACTCTTAAAAAGAAGTGGGATTGGTTTGAAGGTGCACTCTATCCAACACGCTCTATCTCTGAGCCGACTCTTGTTCTATGGTGCGGTAACATCATTGCTAAGGACTGCTGTATAGCACGTGCTGGCGCAATAGCAAAGAATTGGGACATTGTGAACATACGCGACAAGAACGGAAAGTCTACTTGGTCTGTCAAGAACACAGAAGAGCAGATTGATACTGTTCTTGCAGGAATATCTGCAAGAGCCGTACAAGCAGAGTACTTCAATAATCCTGTTTCAGAAGGTAAGATCTTCCGTAATCTTCCATTCGGGAAAGTCCCTGCCTTGTCTAAGTTTAAGTTCCTTATCGGATATGGAGACCCTGCTTATTCTGACAGCAAAAAGAAAGGTTCGTCTACCAAGTCTCTTTGGCTAATTGGCAAGTATAAAGGTGTCTACTACATTATAAAAGGTTTTTTGGCTCACGAGACAAATGCAAACTTTATTGGCTGGG